TCACTCATGGATCTCGATCCTTCTGAACAGGCCCGGCCCGAACCTCTCGGACATCTGGGCAACATGGATTTCGTAGGCGCCTTCCACCCCGTCCGCCGCCTTCTGCGCGGCGGTATAGGTCCAGCCGGGCCGCGCCACCGTCACCTCGCGCAGGATGCGGCCCGCCGACACGACGCGCAGCAGGTAGAGCTCCGCGCTCTCCCCGAGCGGCACCTCGAAGGACTGCCAGCTGTCGCCGTCGATCCGCGTCCGCCGCACCCAGCCGAGCACGGTCTCGCCCGCGGCGGTCCCCGCCGCACGCAGATGCACCGGCGCATAGGGCCGGAGGCCGATGCCGTCGAAGGCCGCCTGCACATGCTCATAGGCGGGATCGTCATAGCCGCGCTGCGCCGGGCCGATCCGGTAATGGCGCGCCAGCCCCCGCGCGGAGAGCGGCAGGTCGAGCTGGCGCAGCGCGGCATCGAGCAGCACGAACCGCGACCCCGCCGGCCAGCCCGCGCCCAGCGCATCCGTCCCCGCCTGCCCCCGCAGCCGCAGCGAGATCTCGTAGGTCCGCGGCGCGACCAGCTCGGCGGTGGCGAACTGGAACACTTCCCAGCGCCCCGCCGTGCCGTCCCCGATCGCCGCCACATTGGCGCCGTTCAGCACCTCGGACGGCGACACGGAACTCATCTCGCCGCGCGCGAGCGTCACCCGGAGCGGCGCGCCACGGTCCCAGAGGCCGGGCGCGGCGGCGGCGAGCGCGGTCTGCGTGACCCCCATCGTCGCCGGTCCCGGCAGCAGCGTGTCGAGCGCATAGCCGCTGTCCGAGGCGGAGGCATAGACCGCCGCCGCCCCCGGCCAGGGCTGCGCCGTCGCCGCGACATGCGGGCTGTGCGGCACCTCCTCGCCCGTCAGCAGCGGCAGGTCGAGGAACAGCGCCTGCACCGGCAGCGGCGCCGCGAAGGGCCGCGCCGCCACGATCTCCTCCACCGCGTCCGAGGGCTCGTAGATCTCCGGCTCCACCCGCACCGCCTCGATCTGCTGCCCCTCGGCGAGCGTCGCGCGGTCGATCCGGTAGCGCAGCACGCCCTCCGCCGTCGCGACGTTCACCACGTCCCCCGCGCCGCAGCCAAGCCGCGAGGGCGGCAGCGCGAAGCGGATGCTGTCGCGCGCCACCCGCGCCTCCGACAGCCAGCGTTCGACCACCTGCCGCCCCTCCGCCCGCGTCAGCGCGACCGGCAGGTCGGTCTGCGACACGAGCCGGCTGTCGTCGTCGGGAAACACCGCCTCCTCGGCCCGCGCGGCATAATCGCCGTCGGCATCGACATAGGTCAGCTTCACCCGCCCCGCGACCTCCGCCTCCGGCGCGCGGATGAGCACGGGACCGCCCTCGCCCTCGCCGTCCCCCTCTCCCGACAGCGCGAGATCCGCCTCGTCGAGATCCGCCACCGCCCGCCCGTCGCGCGAGCGGAAGACGAGCCGCCCCCCGCGCTCCACCGCCTCGAACCCGAAGGCGAGCATCAGCGGCTGAAGCGCCGCGCGCGCCCCCGCGATGTCGCTCACCCCATAGCCGCGCAGCACGCCCCAGAGCGCGGCGGTGTCGATCCCGGTCACGCCGGAGCGCGCACAGATCTCCGTGACCACATCCGCGAGCGCGCGCGAGGTGGACCGCCCGTTGAGCCAATGCCCGCGCGCGTAATTGGCGCCGTCGCTCCACAGGCCGGTGACCGCCGGAAAGGCCGGATAGGGCCGCGCGTCCCAGGCCCAGACATGCGCCCGCCCCATGTCGATCATCGGCCCGCCATAGACCTGCGACACCGGATTGTGCGCGGCCTCCCTCCAGTAGGAGGTCATCGCCCGCACATACTGGAGCTGGATGAAATCGTCCCGCCGGCCGTTGGAATATTTCGGCAAGTCGCTTTCCGAGGATTTCGGATCGAGGAACTTGTTGGGCTGGTTCGTGCCCTTGTCGATCGCCGCGCAGCCCATTTCGGTGAACCAGACCGGCTTCGACTGCGGCACCCAGGCGGTCGGCACGGCGCTGCGCACGCCCCCGATCCGCTCGAAATGGTCGTTCGACCACCAGTTGCGGATGTCCTTGTAGCGCCAGATCCAGTCCTCGCCCCAGGCCCCGTCGGCGATCGGCGTGCGGATCTGCGCCGCCTCATGCTCGGGGCAGGCATAATACCAGTCATAGCCCTCCCCGCCCTCGATATTGGCGCGCAGGTAGTCGAGATCGTAGACCGACCCCCAGCCCGCCGCGGCATCGGCATGGGCCTCGCCCTCGCGCCAGTCGGACAGCGGCATGTAATTGTCGATGCCGATGAAGTCGATATTGCCATCGGCCCAGAGCGGGTCGAGGTGGAAATGGACATCCCCGTCCCTGTGACAGCCGAAATATTCCGACCAGTCGGCGGCATAGCCGATCCGGCACGCCGGGCCGAGGATCGCGCGCACATCCGCGGCCAGCGCAATGAGCGCCGCCACCGCCGGAAAGCCGTTCGCGCCGCGGATGGAGGTCAGCGACCGCATTTCCGAGCCGATGCAGAAGGCGTCCACCCCGCCCGCGAGCGCGCAGAGATGGGCGTAATGCAGGATCATCCGCCGATAGGAGAATTCCGCCGGTCCGCGATAGCCGACCGTCCGCCCCGAAGGCGTGAAATCCCCGACCTGCGCACGGCCGAAGAAGGCCGCGACCTCGGCCTCCGCCGCCGCCGAGCCATCGGGCGAGCCGGCGATGCCCGGCGCGCGCGAGGTGGTGATCCGCCCCCGCCAGGGCAGCGCCGGCTGCCCCGCCTCGCCCGTCCAGGGATCGACGAGCGCATTGCCCGCCATCTGCTCCATCAGGATGAAGGGATAGAACATCACCTCCTGCCCCGCCGCCTTCAGCGCGGCGATCGCCTCCACGACGGACTGGTCGGTGGGCGTGCCGCCATAAACCGCGCGCCCCTCCGCATCCCGCGGCACGCGCCCCGCGGTCCGCCGCGACAGCCCCGAGACCGACCAGCCCATCTTCGTCCCGTCCGCCTCCGCCTGCTCCACCTTCGGCTGCAAGCGGCACGATCCGCAGCGCAGGTCGTCCCCGAACCAGGACACGACGAGAGCGGTCGACCTGCACGATTTCAGCTCCCCGGTCAGCGCCTCGAGCGAGGTGGTGAAATCCGGCCGCCCGGATGCCGAATTGACATTCGCCACGCGCATCTCCCCGCCCTCCGCCGAGAGATAGACGGGCGTGGTCGCAAGCGCGTATTCCCCCGTTCCGGGGATCATCGCCACCGCCTCCACCAGATGCGCGAGATCGCCGCCGTGCTCCGCCTGGTCCGGGCGCATCACCTCGAAGGAGAATTGCGGCACGCGGTTGCCGAAGGGCGTGAGATCCACATCCTCGAGCACCACATAGGCGATCCCGCGATAGGCCGGCGCCCGGCCCGCCCCCTCGACCGCCTCGATCTTCGCATCCGGAAGCTGGTCCTCGCTGCCGGTGTAGACGCGCATCGTGAGCGTGCTCGTGTCGATCTCCCCGCCATCGGCCCAGACCCGCCCGACGCGCGAGATCTCGCCCTCGCAGAGCGCGACGGCGAGCGAGACCGAATAGCTGTATTCCGTGACCTTCGGGGCCTTCGGCGCGCCCTTGCCGCCGCGCCCGCCCGAGGTCTCGCTGTGCTCCTCGAACTCGGTCGCCCAGATCACCTGTCCGCCGACCCGCATCCGGCCATAGACCTGCGGCACCGGCGTGCCCTCCGAGGCGCCGGTGAGGCGGAAGCGTTCGACGCGGCCCGTCTCCACCGCCTCGCTGCCCGCGCCCATCAGGCGCTGGTCGAGCGCCCGCCCGAGCGTCGCCCCGAGCGCGCGCCCGAGCACCACGGACGACAGCCCGAGCACCCCGCCGCCCACCGAGGCGCCGACGGCCGCCCCCGCTGCCGAAAGAACGATAGTCGCCATGATCAACCTCCCACGGGTGGAAATGCGAAACAGGCGGCGATCCTGCGCCGCCAGGGTGCGCTGAGCGCATTCTCGAGGACACCATGCCCGCTATAGGCATGGATGAAGCTCGGCGCGGGCGCGGCACGCCCGACGATGCCGAGATGCTTGGCCACCCCGCCCTCCCGCATCCGGAACAGCAGCACGTCGCCCGGCGCCATCTCCGCGGGCGGCTTTTCGATCAGATGCCGCCGCGCCGCGCGCCAGAGCAGCTCCTCGCCCTGCGGCTCGCTCCAGTCGGGCGTGTAGGCCGGGATCTCCTGCGGCTCCGCGCCGTAGAGCTCCCGCCAGATCCCGCGCAGCAGCCCGAGGCAATCCGTCCCCGCCCCCCTGCACGAGGCCTGGTGCCGGTAGGGCGTCCCGATCCAGGCGCGGGCGCGCCCGGCGATACATGTCCCCGCCATGTCAGCCTCCCGACCCGGCAACGAGGCTTCCGCCCCCGTTCGCACCGCCGCGCAGCGGATAGCGCGCAAGCCAGTCGTCGCCCGGAATATGCGGAAATCCGCGGTAGTTGAGGAAATTGTCGAATTTCAGCCGACAGGTCTCCGCCCGCCTGTCGCAGCCCGCCTCGATCCGCACCGGATCGCCCGGCGCGATCTCCGCGCGCAGGTCTTCCCAGAGCTCGATCACCCGCTCCCCGGCGGACAGGCGGTCGGTCTTCACGATCCCCGCGAGCCCCGCCGCCGCGCCGCCCAGCACCGTCAGCCGCCCGCGCTCGAACCAGCGCGGCTCGAACCCGTCGAGCCGGGCGAAGCGAAAGATCTTGCGCTTCCCGACCTTCTCCACCGCGACCTCCGCCGAATACCCCGGCCGGCCCAGGTCCACGCCGCAGCCCCGGCCGCCGAGGATGGCCGAACAGCCCGGCTGGTAGACCCGGCCCTGCGGCTGGTTCAGCGCCTCGGTCAGCCCGCGCAGCTCGGCGCGAAAGCTGCCCCCGGCGCGCGTGATCTCGCCGAAGGTGCCGTCGAACAGCCGCACGCGCTGGCGCACATCCGTCCAGTTGACGAGCCATGCGCGCACCCGCGCCCCGTCGAACCGCCCGGCGCGGATATCCGCCTCGCTCACCGCGGCCGAGCTCAGCGCGCCCAGCGCCTCGGTGTTGTCGACCGAAAGCCCCGTCGCCTGTTCGAGCGCATGGGCCGTCAGCCCCGTGTCGGCCCGGAAGGTCACGCCATCGAAGGCGAGATCCCTGTCGTGATCGGTGAAACCATAGCTCTCCCCGTCGCGCCGCACCACCGCCCAGGTCCGGCACAGCGTGGTGGTGCCGCTGTCGAGATGCGCCTGAAGATCCGCAGGAAGACCCATCACACCCGCACCTCCACCACCGGCACGCTGGGCACCTCGCCCGCCTGGAAGGAGGCGACGGAGGTGGCGATCCGGTCGGTGTCGAAGCGCACCGGCACGTCGAACTCGCACCCCGCCGTGACCTCCGCGCCCTCTTCCGGCGCAGCCTCGAAGGTGATCAGCCCGCTCGCCGGATCGACGCGCCAGTCCACCGCCTCGAACCGCTCCTGCCCGCCGACCCCGGCGCGCACCGTGCCCGCCACCGGCTTCTTCACCGGGCGGACACAGCGCGCCGCGCCGGAGACATAGGATTTCGAGAGCCGGAACACCCGCGTCCTGCCGTCCCCCGTCGCGATCACCTGGTCGCCAAAGCCCACCTCGCCGGAGGGGCGGCAGGTCTTGTAATCCGACCAGTCCTTCCAGCGGAAGCCGAAAAGTTGTCCCTGGCGCGCCTCGAAAAAGGCGATCAGCGTCTCGATATCGTCGAGCGCACGCATCCCGAGCCCCGCGTCGTAGCGCCGGCGCGAATGCGCCCAGGGGGTGTTGCGCTCCTCGAACCCGTTGGCGAGCGTCACGACATCCGTGCGCCGCTCCGGCCCGCCGACCGAGCCGAAGCTCAGGTTGGCCGGAAATCTCACCTCGTGAAAACCCATGGTCTGCCCTCCGATCGAATGGCGTTGCGTTACTGGTTGCGCCGGCCGCGGCCGAGCGCGCGGGTGAGCTGCGCCGCGATCTGCGACTGGCTGCGCCGGAACCCGGCGACATCGGGCGTCGAGATGTTCATGGTGACGCTGACCGGGCGGGCGGAGCCTTCGGCGCGCACGCCGAGCCGGCCGTCCGCACCGCGGGTGAGCGGCATGATCGCCTCCGGCCCCGCCTCCCCCATCAGCCCGGTGCCGCCGCGCATCGGGAACTGCACCGGCCCCGAGACGACGCCGCCCCTGGCGAAGGGCATCACCCGCCCCTGCGCAAAGGCGCCGCCCGCCGCAAAGGGCAGGATCCCCCGGATCAGCCCCTCGATCCCGCCGCCCAGCGCCCCGGCGACATGGCGCGTCACCGGCTTCAGCGCCGCGGCATAGGCCGCATCCAGCATCGACCGCCCGACACCGCGCAGCGCCTCGGACAGCGTGTCGCCGTCGAACACGAGCCCGTCGATCGCCCGTTTCAGACCGCGCGAAAGCCCGCGCTCGAGCGTGCCCAGCTCGCGCCCGGTCTCCGCCACCGTCGCCTGGAACCGGGTCATTTCCCGGCCGAAGGCCGCGGCCATGGTCTCCGCACCGCCGAGCGCGCCCTCCATCTGCCGCACCCTTTCCTCGAAGCTCTCGTACCCGTCGATCTCATCCATTCTTTCGCCCTTTCGCTTGCCCTTTCGCCTGCCCCCCGTCGGGGAAGGCCCGCGCCAGCTCCTCGAGCCGCGCGCGCCCCATCGGCGCCGTGCCCGACCCCGCCCCGAGCAGGATCAGGAATTCCGCCGGTGTCAGCGCCCAGAACTCCGCCGGCCTCAGACCGAGCCCCCGGAACCCCAGCCGCATCAGCGCCGGCCAGTCGAAACCGCCCCTGTCGCCCATCATGCCCATGCGCCCGCCCTCAGTCCGGCACCGTGAAGGCGCGCGCGATCAGCTCCGCGCCGACCCGCGCCGCCTCGAGCGGCCCGCCGGCGATCTCCGCCGTCAGGATCTCCCGGTAGCCGCCGCTCCAGCCGCCGCCGCGCAGCCCCGCCACCACCAGCCGCAGCACATCCGCCGAGGAGAACTTTCCCGCCTCGTAGCGCTCCACGAGCGCCACGAGCGTGTCCGTCTCCAGCATCGCCTCGAGCTCCGCGAGCGCGCCGAGCGTCAGCCTGAGGACATGGCGCTCGCCGTCGAGCGTCAGCGCCACCTCGCCGTGCCAGGGGTTCGCCATGGTCACGCCGCCGCAAAGGTGAGCCGCCCTGCCGAGGCCATCGACAGCTCATAGGTCGCCTCGCCGTCGTAGCTTCCGGCATAGTCGATCCCGGTGATCTGGAACGCGCCCTCGACGATGCCGAAATCCGGGATGACGACCTGAAACCGCGGCACCTCCCCGTCGAAGAAGATCTGGCGGGCGCGGGCGTCCGTGCCCTCGTCCCGGAACACGCCGGACCCGGAGATCGTCGCGCTCTTCACCCCCGCCCCGCCGAGAAGCTCGCGCCAGCCTCCCGCGCTTTCGAGCGAGGTCACGTCGACGCTTTCCGCGTTGAAGGAGATCCGCGTCGCACGCAGCCCCGCGATGGTCTCGAAGGCGCCGGAGCCCGTCATGTCCAGCTTGATGAGAAGGTCCTTGCCGTTTTGGGCAGCCATGGGTCTAAACTCCGTCTTGAAAGGTTCAGTTGTCTTCGACGCGGGCGCGGAACCGCAGGTCGATCCTGCGCCTGTCGCCGTCCCGCAGGCGCCGCGCTTTCGCCGACACGAAGGAGAGGCCCACGAGCCGCCCCCGCGCGAGCGTCAGATCCGCGTCCGCGAGCACATCGGAAATCGCCGCCGCCGCCTGTTTCGCGGCGAGGAACCCCGCGCCGTCCGAGAGGACCGACACGGTGAAGTCATGCCGCGCGCCGCGGGCGGTCTTGTCGGAGGCGTCGGTGACCTCCTCGGGTCCGAGGCTCACGTAGAGCGCGGGAACCGCCCCGGCCGGCGCCGCGTCATGGATCGCCCCGCCGACCAGCCCCGCGAGGACCGCGTCCTCCGCGAGCGCCCGATAGACCGCCGTCTGCAAGGCTGCCGCGATGCCGTAGCTCATGACGCCACCTCCTCGCGGGCCTCGCAGACCAGGTAGCGGCCCTGCGGATCGTGTTCGCCCACCGACAGGATGCGGAATTTCCGCCCGCCCTCGACGAACCTCTGGCCGGGCTTCGGCCGGCGCGGCGATCCGACCGGCGCGGCGCGCAGCACGACGCGCACCGGCAGGCGCGAGACGGTCACGGCCTCCGCCGGCCGTTCCGATCCCCGTCCCGCCCCGATCGCGGCCCAGAGTGCGCCGAGCGCCTGCCAGACCTCGGTATGGCCGCCCGCGCCGTCGGGCAGCCGCAGCGCCCCCTCGAGCAGCAGCCTGCGGTTGAGATGCACCGGCGCCGCCATCAGACCCGCCCTCCGAACAGGCGCAGCGCGCGGTAGCGCTCGGTCAGCGCGTTCACCCCGAAGGGCATCGTCGCCCCGCCCACCGCCGTCTCGTGGCGGTGCTCGTAGTAATGCGCGGCCAGCAGCATCACCGCCTGGCCCAGGTCGGCCGGCAGCCCGTCCCAGGCGTCGGCCATCCCCGCGGTGAAGGCGATCCGCGCCTGCCCGGCCACCGGGATCTGCGGCAGCAGGAAACCGGCGGAGACGAGCCGCGGGCGGTGCATGTCGGGCTCGAGCATGTAGCGGCCGGCGGGGATCACCCGTTCCGCGCCGAGGCGGTCGGTGATCGACAGGGCGGTGATCGCGCGCACCGGCGCCACCGGCAGGACCTGTGCCCCCGGATCGCGCCAGGCCCCCACCGCCAGAAGATAGTCGCGCGCGATCAGCACCTTGCCGGTGCGGGCCTCGACCGCGACCATCGCCGCGCGCAGCACGCGCTCCAGGAGCCCGTCCTGAAGCCCGTCGTCGCCGAACCCGGTGCCCAGCCGCACATGGTCCCTGAACTCGGCGACCGGCAGCGCCGCCGCGGCCACCTGAGTCTGCTCCATCAACATCATGGTCTTTCTCCGTCTCCGGCGTCTCCGGCGTTCCCTCCGGGTTGCATGTCTGGATGCGCGGCCCCCCGTGACGCTCGGTCGGAGGGGAACTGCTGGACATCACGGGGCATTCGGGCCGCGCATCCATCGCCCCCGTGACCCCGCCTTCGGGCGCGGCCACGGGAAGCTCGTCTTCGGCCCCCTCAGACGAAGGAGAATTTCAGCAGCTTGATCGCCGCGAAATCGGAGACGTCGCCGCCGACGCGCTTGGTCGCGTAGAACAGGACGTGGGGCTTGGCGGAGAAGGGATCGCGCAGGATGCGCATGTCCGGGCGCTCCGCCACGGTATAGCCGGCGCGGAAGTCGCCGAAGGCGATGGCCGCCGCATCCGTGGCGATGTCGGGCATGTCCTCCGCGATCAACACCGGATAGCCCAGCAGGCGCGCGGGTTCGCCCGCCGCCAGCCCGTCCGACCACAGGAAGCGGCCGTCCGCGTCCTTGAGCTTGCGCACCTTGCCGGCGGTCTTGGAATTCATCACGAAGGTGCCGTTGGCGCGGTATTGCGCGCCCAGCGCATAGACCAGCTCGACGATGGCATCGGCCGGCGTCGCGGCGTCGAACTCGCCATTGGTGCCGGTCGCGACATAGCCGAGCGATCCCCAGCTCCACTGGTCGTTGTCCACCTGCGCGTGGTTCAGGAAGCCGGTCGGCTTGTCGACGCCGTCGCCGTTGACGAAGGCCGAGGCCTCCGCGGCGGCGAAACGGTCCGCGATCCGGCCGGCGAGCCAGCCCTCGATGTCGAAGGCGCTGTCGTCCAGAAGGCGCTGCGACGCCTTCGGCAGCGCCGAGAGCTCGTAGAGCGGGATGGAGATCCGGTCGATGGTCGGCGTCGCGGTTTCCGCCACGGTGCCGGTCTCCGTCACCCAGCCGGAGCCGAGGTCGGTGGTGTCGATCAGCACGTCGTAGGAGCTCGCCTCCACATTCACGACATTGGCGAGGGAGCGGATCGAGGCGGTGGATTTCAGCACCGACCGGATCGCCTCCGAGGTCTGCGGATCGACGAGATAGCCGCCGTCGCCGTTCACCGCCGCGGACATCGACTTGCCCTCGAGCGCGAGGCCGCGCAGCGCGTCGTCGTCGCCGTTGCGCAGATAGGTGCCGAAGGCGTTCCTGTGGGACATGTCCGCCTCGGGCCCGGCGGCGAGAGCCGGACGGGCAAAGCTTTGGGTTTTACGTTCAGGCATGGTCAGTCGCTCTTCCTGGTCTTGAAGTTTCGATTTGATCTCGGCCCCGAAGCCCTTGAGATCCATGATGAAGCCGTCCAGCGCGGCCTTTACGTCCCCGGCCGGTCCGGTCGCATTTCCCGGCCTGCCGGCCGTCGGTTCGGTGGTGCTCATCCAGGCGTTCCTCGTGGTGGTTGACGGGTGAGTTCGCCGGCCCGGTCACGGTCCGGCCAGCAGCGTGCGGGCGCCCTCGAGCGCATCCGCGAGATCGCGCAGCATCCGCTCCGCGGCGAGCGCGTCATCGCCCTTCGCCCCGGCGCCGAGCCGCGCCTCCGGCAGCATCGGGAAGGTCACGAGCGACACTTCCCAAAGCTCCAGTTCCGACAAAAGGCGCGTGCCCTTCGCATCCTTGCGCGCCGTGACCGTCCGATAGCCGATCGACAGCCCGTCGATCGCCCCCGCCGCGATCAGCGCCGCCGCCTCGCGCCCCTTCTGGAGCCCGGTCAGGATCCGGCCCCGGACATGGAGACCGCGCGCATCCTCGCGCACCTCGTCCCAGATCCCGATGGGCTGCGCCGGATCGTGCTGCCACAGCATCTTCACCGACCGGCCCTCCCGCGCGAGCGCGGCGAGCGATCTGGCATAGGCGCCGCTGAGCACCACGTCCCCGCCCGAGTCCCGGCGCCCGAAGAGCGAGGCGTAGCCCTCGATCTTGACCCCGTCCCCGACCCTCAGCTCCTCGCCGAGCCGGCAGAATTTCGTCTCGAGCCCGGTCTGCATGTCCGTCCGCATCTCAGTGTCCTTCCTCTTGCGCCGCCGGATCCGCCCCGGCGCGCTCCATCCCCAGGGGCGGCAGGCCGAGCATCGCCCGCTTTTCCTCCGCCGTGAGGAAATCCGCGCCCGCCACCCGCGCCCATTGCGCGTCGCGCTCGACCGACAGGGCCGGCACCTGGTCGAGATCGGGTTTCAGCTCCAGCGCCTCTCCCGTCATCTCCGACAGCCAGTGCCCGACCGCCGCCGTCACCTTCGCCACCAGCGGCAGGACCGTGAGCCGGTAGAAGGCCCGGTTCGCCTCCTGGTAATTCGCATAGGTCGCGTCGCCGGGGATCCCGAGCAGCATCGGCGGCACGCCGAAGGCGAGTGCGATCTCCCGCGCGGCGGCTTCCTTCGTCTTCTGGAATTCCATGTCCGACGGGCTGAACCCCATCGGCTTCCAGTCGAGCCCGCCCTCGAGCAGCATCGGCCGCCCGGCGTTGCGCGCGCCCTGGTGGTGGGTCTCCATCTCCGACAGGAGCCGGTCGTACTGATCCGCGCTCAGCGCCCCCTGACCGTCCGCGCCGCGATAGACAATGGCGCCCGAGGGCCGCGCGGCATTGTCGAGAAGGCTCTTCGACCAGCGCGAGGCGGAATTGTGCACGTCGATCGCCGTCGCCGCCGCCTGAATGGGCGAGAGCCCGTAGTGGTCGTCGCTCGGGTGGAAGCTCTTGACATGGCAGACCGGGGAGTGCCCGTCCGCGACATGAAAGCGATGCCTGCGCCCGCCCACCGCGTAGTCGTAGGCCACCGGCCAGCCATCCGCGCCGGGCACGAGGCTCATCCGGTCCGAGCGCAGCACATGCAGCTCCTCGGGCACCCGGCCCCATGTCCCCACCGCCTCGAGATAGCCGTTGCCGGACAGGAGGACCTGGGCATAGAGCGCCTCGAACAATTCCGCGCGGCCCTGTGCCGGGTTCGGGCGGGAGATCACCGTCAGGAGCGGATGCGCCTCGAACCGGGCCGTCCGGTCCTGAAGCACCAGCGGCAGCGCCGAGGCCGCCTCCGCGATCAGCTTCACCGAGCGGAAGCCCACCGGATTGCCGGTGAACCCGACCCGCGTCAGCGTCACGGTATCGCGCGGGCTCCAGGCCACGCGGCCCACACCCGACACCGCCGCCACGACCGGGCCGGTCGCCGAGGCCTTCGTCTCGGGCGTGCCGCCCGCGGTCCGCTTCAGAAAGTCAAACGCCATCCGTCTCTCTCCTGTCCCTTGTCCGGCGCGGCGCCCGCCTCCGGGGTCCGCGCCGTCTCTGAGAAAGGTTGTAAACGAGAGATCGAAAGAAATTCCGAGCAGGGCGCGCGCTCCGCCGCGCCTTGCGCAACACCTGTCAACCGATTGTTTTTATGTGATATAAATCCGAAACACCGGCTCGGCTTGCCATCCGCGCCGCAATTGCGGTCCCTCGCCGGAGGAAGTTCAGGGAAAAACTTTCACACAGAATCTGGTCCCGGCTAACCCGCGCCATGGCGCGACCGGCTCCTGACCGATGTCGCGCCGGGCCTTTCGCGGCTCACGCAAGATGCGGCCGGCCGGGCAAGTCGCGGGCCTTCCCTGCCTCCCGAGCTTTGACAGCGCGCTTACATGCGTCGTGCGACGCACAGCCACCTTGCACCGGGCCGAAACGGTTTCGCGCAACCGCTTCACATGAACGAAAAAACCCCGCCCGAAGGCGAGGTTCCGACGCGCTAACCCAGCGTCCTGATCCGTGGCTTGCCCGGATTTGGCAGGATCATCAGCTCGTGCACCGCCCAGACCAGCGCGTCGAGACGGTCGGGCGAGCCGCGGCCCCGATAGCCCTGCACCGTCATCCTCACCATCTGGTCCTCGAGCGCGCCCAGATCGCGCGTGTGAAACACCCGCCCCTGATCGTAGAGCGCGGCCACCGGCTCCGCCCGCGCCGCCTTGCCGCGCGAGGCGCGCAGGGATTTGTAGGGCACGAACGGGTCGATCTGCCGGATCACGGTTTCGACGAGGTCACCGCCCTGGTTGACCTCCGCCACGATCCGGTCGGCCTGCCAGCGGGTGAATGCGGCGATCGCCGCCTCCGCCCAGACCACCGGCGAGGCGGCGGAGAGGGAGGCATCCTCCAGCACATAGGCGCGCCAGTCCTGCGGCGGGCCTTGGGTCACGGCCCCCACGACGACGATGCCGCAGTCGTCCGAGCCGGAATGCCCCGTGACCGGCGGGTCCACGGCGACGACGATCCGGTCGAGCACCGGCACATGATCCTCGCGCATCCCCTCCAGGCGGGACAGCGACCAGAGCGCGCCCTCTTCCTCCTCGATCAACACGCCGTCGAGCTCCTGCCGCCCGAGCCGCGTGCCGGCGTAGCGCCTGCGCACCTCCTCGAGGAAGGAGGCCGCGAGGTTGGCGCGGTTCGCCTCCGTCGGCGCATGGGTCGCCACCGTGCTGCCGCGGTCGAGAAGCGCCTTCAGGATCCCCACGTTGCGCGGCGTGGTCGTCACCACCGCCCGCGGATCGTCCCCGAGGCGCAGCCCGAATTGCAGCATGTCCCAGGCCTCCTGCGGCCGGCGCCATTTCGCCAGCTCGTCGACCCAGGCCGCGTCGAATTGCGGCCCGCGCAGCGCCTCGGGGTCGCTGCCGGAAAACACCGTCGCCTCCGCCCCGTTCGGCCAGACCAGCATGCGCCGCGTGGCGTGCCACACCGGCCTCCGGTCCGGCGGGCTGCACGCGAGGAGGCCGCTTTCGCCGAAGACCATCACCTCGCGCGCCTGGTCGTAGGTCTCCCCCACCAGGGCGACGCGCCGGGCCCGGCCCTTCTCCCAGGGTTTCGCGCCTTCCACCATGGCGCGCACCCATTCCGCGCCCGCGCGCGTCTTGCCGGCGCCGCGCCCGCCCAGGATCACCCATGTGCGCCAGTCGCCCTCCGGGGCGAGCTGGTGATCGTGCGCCCAGGCCTCGAACAGGAACGGGAGCGCCAGAAGCGCCCCCTCCCCGAGCCCGTCGAGGAACTCAACCTGCTCCTCCCGCGGCCTTGAGGCGAGCCAGCCGATCAAGCACCTCAGCCCGTGCGGCGTCGAAGTCGATCTCTCCGCGCTGAAGCTCCCCGTCCTTGCGTCGCAGTTCATCGAGCCGTCTCCTTTCCACCTGTGCCGTTTCAAGCGCCGCCTTCAGCTCCTTGAAACTCTTCGGCAGGACGAAGGCCACATCCGGGTCGTCCGCCACGATCCTCTCGATCGCGCGGTCGATCACCAGGATCGCGCGGTCGAATTGCCTGAAGGCGACGATCATCCGATCCTCGCCAGCGTCCTCATCCCCCACAGATGACATCGCCTTTTCCAT